TAAAGAGCAAGCCTTAATCAATAAAGGAATATCCAATGAATATCAAGCTAAGTTGGTTGCTATTAAGTCTATGTATAGTGGGATGCACAACACCAGTAGCAATTCAATGCCCTCCGTTTCCAACACCACCTCCAGCATTGATGGAACTCCCACCGACCCACAATTTATTGAAAAATGTGCAATGACAACTCAACAAGTGGAGTCGATTCAATCATGGATTCGAGAACAGGTTGGACTCTAAAAATTCCTACCCTCAAATTAATTGATCTAATACAAGAAAGCCAATGCGATGTTGTTTAACTTGTGCCTATTATTAGATTGGTAATGTTGCTAGAACAATACTATGAACTACAGTAAAAATGGACTTCACCTTACCGAGAATTTTGAGGGTTTACGACTTACTGCTTATCCTGATCCAGCAACTAATGGCGATCCTTGGACTATTGGTTATGGACACACAGGAACAGAGGTACATCAAGGCATGACCATTACTCAAGAGCAAGCTGAAGAATTCCTTATGCAAGACGTTCAAAAAGCCGTACAAACTGTCAATTCAAAAGTACATACAGACCTAACCCAAAATGAATTTGATGCCCTTGTGGACTTCGTTTTTAACTGTGGTGCTGGTAATTTTGCTGGTTCAACATTACTCAGAAAGATTAATGCTGGTGACATGGAAGGGGCGGCATTAGAGTTTGAAAAATGGACTCATGCTGATGGCAAGGTCATGGCTGGTCTTATTAAGCGCAGACACGCAGAAGCCGTATTATTTTTGAATAAATTAGCATGACCGATATTTACGACATGGCTTCAGACAATGAAGAACGGGATCGGGATTTGGCTATTCAAATTGCCCGTTCTAAATCTAAAAATCATCCTTTTACTGGACGTTGTTTATATTGCAACGATAGCATTATTAAAGGGCTATTTTGTAACGCCTTTTGCCATACTGATTACGAATCCGAGCAAGTTATTAAAAAGCATCAATGGCGTTGATCTTTAATAAACTGTTCAATCTTTCTAAACTTCTTTAAATAGGTATGAAACCTATTGGCTATTGGATAAGGGTTCGTTAGCATATAAAACTCTCTGATTACTTCTTCAGGGATCATTTTTTAATCCAGCCTTCCACAATTTCTAATGATTGTTTTGCAAGCATTAGCTTATCTTTCAACGCTTCTATTTCAGCTTGTTGCTGACGTAGCATGGTGGCGGCTCCATGCAATCCCATTTCTTCTAACTTATCAGCTAGTTCATTAGCGTTCATTCTTGTGCCTTTCTTATTAAATACTTAAATGCAATGTGCGATGAAAACATTTTTTGTGGGCATTCTTCATGTAGTTTTAACCACTCTATAAATGAAAATCTTGCAGGGATGTCGCTAGCAGTTACATCAAGTAAAGCTCCACATCGGCATTTAGAAACTATGTTCATTTCTCACTAGCCTTTCTTAGTATTGCTAAAACAATTTCATGGGCTTCTGCACCAGTTCGGCAGTTATAAATTCTTACAGTGAACTTAGCTATTTCCTCATCTGTTAGTGTCTTTGCTGGATGGGTGTAGAGTGGAATACCATTTTTTAATTGCTGGCTACCAATATAGCAGTCGTAGTGTGGCAATCTTTCAAGGTCGTATGGGTCTATGTATGCTACTGGTTCATTAGTCATTTCATAACTCCATAAATTCCAGCGCAAAATAACCATACTGCAAGCGCATGACCCGCAATAAAATACAAAAAGTTAATCATTTCTGTGCCTTTCTTAGTATTGCTCTAGCAAACTCAATTACTCCTGTTTGCCAATCCATGTCTAAATATTTTTCAGATAATTCTTTAATTTCCTCATCTGTTAGTGTCTTTGCTGGTGGTTTTTGCCATAACACTTCAACAATCCTATGCTCATCATCTGTATAAGTAACAGCTAGTAGTTCACCTGTTTCTTTACTTTTTTGAAGTGATAGGTGTAGTTCTTTTGCTGGATGAGTACACTCGCAAGGTTTTCCAGCACCTTCACAATGACTACATTTATGGGCTTCTTGGTCAGGGTGGTTTTCGCATACCCACTCCGTGTTGTTGCATTTATTGCACTTTGCTGGATGGGTGTAAACAGGAAACCAATTAGGGTCAGGTGGCATAGTTTTACCTAACTTTAATTTATTCCATGCATCGTAATACATCCACGCTACTGGTTCATTGTTCATTTCTCCCGTGCCTTTCTCATTAAATAACTTACAAACACATGACAAAAATAACCTAATGCAAAAGCAATGTCGTAGCTAATCATGTCTATTCCACTCATTTCTCCTGTGCCTTTCTTAACTTTTTCCAACAAAATAACCAATCGTATAAAACAAAATAGCTACTACCATTGGATGCCGTAAACAACGACCACTAAACCACCAATCAAATAGTTTATTCATTTCTCTTGTGCCTTTCTCATCACAAAACTTCCGTTGATTTTAATTTGCCTGTTTCGCCATCATGTGTTAGTTTTAATGCTCTTTCAGAATTTCTTACATAGCAACTTATAGGAGCTTCTGACCATCCATTTTTAGTAAAAGTTAAAAATGTTATGTAATCAGGTTTTGTTTCAGGCTTAATACGAAAATCCAAATTGTTGTTATTCCAAGCTGGATTAGTTGTTTCGTGCCATTGATTTGAATTCCCTGCATGTGTGCATAAAGTTCTTGATTCAATTTCAGCGCCATCAGCCCATGCTTTAATTATTTCTGTGTGTTTATGTATCATTTATTTTGTTCCTTAAATTTAATCTCACTCCATGCTTTAGCGGCTTGAATCCCAAAATCTTCTTTGAGCCAGCCAAAAAATGGTATTGGCTCACCTTCAAAATTCAAGCATTTACCATTCATTTCACATGATTTAGGGGTTTGACAATTACAGGTCATATTGCCAACCTCACAGCCAAACGCATTAAAGCCAGCGACATAACTATTCCAACTATGAGAACAGTCAATATTGTTTTGTCTCGCCAGCTCATTTAATGATTCCTTATAAACATAATTACAGTGAAAATGAAGCCAACTATCACTATTAAAACGAATAGCATAGCTTCATCATTGGTCATTGTCTTTCGACTTTCATCATCATGGTTTGAATAATTAAATCCAAATCAATCAAATTATTGTAAATGTTGTCCCTGCCATTTAATACAGGATTTGAGTTCAAAATTTCTAATTCTTTCAAAAGTTTCTTTGCTACCACGATTTCTTCTGAAATATCTTTCATTTGATTCTCGTTACTTTAGCTCTGCGTAGGACTGTTTCATATTCAATTTTTGCCTTATCATCCAGCTTCCTTAATGGCAATTCTTGGAAGTATTTGTACTTAGCTTGGTATTCAGGCTGTTCAGAAGGTCTTACCCATCCGTATTGCTTGATCCAGCGTTCTTCAATGTCAGTACCGCTTGCTGTCCAAATATGATGATTCATTTTTTATTCCTTTTCAGTTTGAAAATAATTCTTCACTTCAATACAGCTCATTTCTGTTGCCGTATAAACTGAAGTGACACCAACCTTGCTGTACATTTTTCCATCTTTGCATACAACTGATGGATAAGTAAGACAGCCTGTCAGCAAGATTGGTAAAGTTAAAATCAAAAACTTCATTTTTGAATTCCTGTCAATCTATACATTTTATATTTCTTGGATTCATGCCATTTGTCAAGAATTATGTAACCAGCACTTTTTAACTCGCCTACTCTAGTGGATAGTTTCATTGTTCCAGCTTGTTTAAGAGCATCCAATGGACTTGTCCAGCCACGCTTTAAAGTCGCAATAATTAGTTCTTTCTGTTTCATTTTGGCTTCCTTTTTATAAGTTTGTTTACTGATTAAAACGGGGTATCATCAAATGACCCATCCACTTGAGATTCGGGAGGACTAATATCTTGCGGATTTTGTGTATGCTTGTCATTTAAGAACTCAAGCCTACCAGCCACAATTTCAGTCGAATATCGTTCTACACCTTGTTTATCAAGGTATTTCTTAGTTCGTAATGAACCTTCAAGGAAAAGTCTATCTCCCTTTTTAAGGTATTTTCCAGCCGCTTCAGCCGCACTATTAAAAGCTGATACTTTGTGCCATTCTGTGTATTCAGTCTTATTTCCTGCGGCATCCTTGCTTTGTGTTGATGTTGCTACTGATAAAGAAACTACACATTTTCCATCTGCGGTATATCTAGTTTCGGGGTCTTTACCCAAACGCCCCAAAATTAGAACTTTATTAACTCCAGCCATGATTACTCCTTATTGAAACCAAAGATAAAACCCATGGAATATTCCAATGGGAAAAAATATTGCTCCTGCAATGAGAAACCCCCAAGCCGCATGGCTAAAACAGAACAAAATATGTGTTATCCATGCAAAAAAACAAATGATGCCAATTAACCAACCCATGATTACTCCTTAATTTCATTTATACGAATCTGATATGTGTCAGGCTTTTTAAACTCTGTTAAATCCATATCATTTAAATAACGCTCCTGAACCTTTTTCCAGTCCGTAGAGCCACTTATTGTG